TAATGGTATGCACTTATCTGATGTAGCTTATTCTGAATATACTTTCTCAAGCCAATCTTATAAATTTACTGATGTAGGTAGTGTTTTACCATTAACTAAAGGAACTAATTGGCAAGTTACTACAGTTTTACCTTCTGCTCAAACTAATGAAAACAGTGGTACTGCTACTGCTCAAGCAGAAAAATATGATCAAGATAGTTTTATCAACATTATTACTGATTATTTAAGTTTCCAACAAATATCTGCTAATAGTACCGATGTTCATTTTGTAACTTGTTCTAATTTTAATTACCGTTATAGTGTTTCTGGTGTAACAATACCCGGTGAAGCATCTTTTAATAATTCATTAATGGTTAATGGTGCTACATTTAGTCCTGATACATTATTTTCAACTGCTACTATCAGTCCAGTATTAAGTGGAAGTGTAACAGCTTCTGTTGCTTCTTGTTATGTATATGAAAATGTTGATTCAACTACACCCAGTGAACAATTATTTCCTTTCACTGTTCCTAATTCAGATAATTCACTTGTAGCTGGCACACCCCCCACAACCCCCAATAATTTATTCCCCGGTTTTCAATGGAAAGCTGTAAGTGGTGGTTATTCTTATTTTCAAAATAAAACAAGTAATGAAGTAAATTTTGTTTTACCTAACAACGCATCTATTGATCAAAATTTAGCTATAACAATTAATTCTGTGGATACAACTAATCAAACAATGAAAGTAGGTTTATCATATGGTTCAACAATTGTTGTTCCTAAAACAATAAGAATAGTTCCTATACAACACGGTAGAGATTCCAGTGGTAATGTAAAATATGCTACTCCAATTGTTTGTGGTGTTCAAGGTGAACCTAATACTTATGTTATAGTTATGGTTGAATGTGCTAATAATGCTGGAGGTTTAAATTTACAACTATCTAATTCATTACCAGCATCAATAAATGTTAATGTAATTCGAAAATCAGCTACTGGTCTCAATCAAGTTTCTTGTGATGCTGCTTTACGTGTATTTGCCCCTAATGGAACTACTCAACGTAACATCGCTGATAATTTTACATTTAGATCACCTCTTTCAATGTTTAATTTTGCACCAGCTACACAATCTACTAATTTAACCGCATCTTTATCATTAAATGTATTTTCGGCCCCTCCTAATAGTGCAATCATTTCAATATGTTATGTTCAAAATATTGTAAATAGAGTTTTAGCTTTTAATCGCACTGATTATATATTAAATGGTCAATTCTCAGGATATAACGCTTTACCTATAAATCAATCTTCTACTAATTTTGCCTTTTCAAATACTAATAATGAATTAACCGCTGTAGCGGATTCACATAACGCTAATAATCCATTAGTAAATGCCTTATCAACTCGTTTTTACATTGAAAGTACGAAAAGCGGTATTTGGATAGATATTCGCAATGATGCTATACAACAAGCAAGTAATATGGGCGTACTTAGAGTAGACCGCTCTGTAGAATGGACTCTAACCCGAAGATGGGATGGAAATACTGAAAATGTAGGTCGTGGGTTATTATCTAAGAATTCGGCTAATGCTGCAAATTATACGAATAATTATTTGATATACGAAAACTTAGTTGGTTTACAAGGTGGTTCTGGTTATGTACACACTGTTGCTGCTAACCTTAATGATTTATCTTCTCGTTTATTATTACAATCTATACAAACTAGCCCGCTTATTACAAATGGCAGTAATAACTTAAATAATTGGTTAATCAATACACGTAGTGACCAAATCAATATAATGTTAATCCAGGCAAATCCCTCGTCTAATTTACCTATTAGTAATACTCCCGTTAAACAAGCAAGTGTCTCTCTAGCAGCAAGTGGTGCCTCTATAGATTTAGGTTCATTATTTGTTGACTCTACTTTAAGCGCTAAATATTCAGGTTCTCTTGGTCTCATATTTATATCTTCTATACGTGGTTTTGGTTTTAATGCTACTGCTGCTGGTGGAAATGTTAGCAAAATAAACTCTATGTTTTCATATAATATTCAACCTGATTGTTATTCTTTAGTTCATCTACCCAAGGTTCCCTCTTCCGGTGGTGTTCAAGGCGAAGTTTTAACACAATGGAATGTATTATTTTCAGAAGAAACTGCTGTTAATTCTAATCAAAATGATGTTGCGAGAAATTCATCCAATATAAACTTAACATTTGATAATGCATCTCTTGCCTATCAATATTTGGATACAACTAGTCCCACATTAAGCACTAATGCGTTTGTTCAAATAGGTTATTATACACATAATGGATATGGTCAAGTTCAATATTACATTAAGGATTTTACTTCAAATTATGAAACACAATTATCCAGTGAATCAATTACTGATAATAGCAGTGATGTTACTCCTTTTGGAAACTCTGAATTAAGTAGCTTCCAAGTTAATAATGTTTCATCTACAGAAACTCCTACAAATACTGTAAATATTCTTTTTGACCCAACACTAGCATCTGGAGCGGGTAAATATTATTTTAATCTTGATCAATTAGTTAGACCAGCAAATCCAAGTGACCGTGTTTATTTCCGCGGCACAACTAAAGATAGTTTACCAACACAATTAAATAATAAAACTACTTTACTATTGTATACAGGCTTAAAACCTCTTGTTTTAAGTGTTCTACAAGTTGGCAATGGTTCTGATAGTAGTAGTAATACTTTACGTAATGTAATAAGAGGTGCTAGCACATTTAAGTGGAATTATGCCAATATTAATAACGGTACTGATGTTAACATTTTTACCAATTTAACTTCAGCTGTAAAAACAGATATTAATACAGATAATGTTGTCAGACAATTTTACCAAGTTGTGTTAACTAACAGTTCCGCTGCTGATGCTGATAATTCATTTTTATTCCGTGCTAATAAAGTTTCCCCTACCGCTGCATGGTTATCACCATTTAATGCTAGTGATCAACCTAATCTAAACTTTTTTGGCACTTATGTAAATGCTAGCAATTTACTCAATAGTTTACGTTTAAGAGTGACTCGTGCCAGTGGATTAAACACTGTCTTCAATTTAAAGTCAACAATGCGCTCACCTATAGAAAATCCTCAAAAGAGTGATGATGATATTATTTTAGGTGCTGTTTCTAATAACACATTTATCAATTCAGCGGGGCAGTTGTTATTAAACAGTGGTTCAGCAGCATTCACTATTTCATCAGTCAATAATCCTCAAGATTGGGGCGATATGTTCACTGTATCTATTCAAGGTGAATTAGCTAATTATTCTTCCGGTGATGGAGCAGGTTTTAACATCACTATCAACCCTTCTACTCTTACTCTATACAGTGCTCTTGATACTAATAATAATGGTGAAATAGATACCAATATACCTACTAATGTAGATAATGCTGTTAATGGTGTAGCTTCTACCTTTGGTTTGAATAGTATGTTTTCTGAACTTAACTTTAAATTGCCATTTACACCTTCTCAATACTTAAAACCTAATGTAGTATCTACTACTACCCTTTCACGTCAATTTATACGCGTTCCCGGAGCTCCATTTGATATTTTGTTAAATAATTTATTTGCTGTAGGTTATAACTTAGATTGCTTCTTTACTATCCGCAATAATATTGCCGCGGAATTCGATGTTATATCTATAGATACTAAAGCAGTTACCAATCCTGACGGAAGTGAAGTCTCTAATCTTGTAGTAAATGCTGCTACTGCTCCTCTTGTTGTATCTAATCCTAATGAATGGGCACGCAGTTTAATAACAGGCAATGGCGTTGATCAAAATCAATTTGGAAATTATGGCACTCCCAGTGGTTTAACATTTAAACTTAGGAATAGCACCAAGAATGTTGTAGTAAATGATATTGTTCGTCTCTATGTTGATAACACTATAGCTAATAACAGTCTTGAATGGAATGTTAGTGTTGCTGGAAATACTGCTAAAACTTATCAATTATATTCATATGACCAAAATAGATATGCTGCTCTTCTTGATGAACAGCTTGCTATTAGAAACAGGTTTGTTAATGAAAATTAGACTTCTATAATTTAAATATTTTTTTATAGTATAGAATTCTAGATATATAAAAAATTGATACGATAATAAGTTATACTCACATAATAATAAGTAAATGTGTGGAATTTTTGCGTTTTTATCTAAAAGATTACAAATATTCGAATTACAAAAAAATCTTTTAAAAAAAACATGCGAGTTAACAAAACATCGAGGTCCGGATAATACGAAATACATTGATTTAAATGAAAATAAATTATTATTTGGATTTCATAGATTAGCAATTAATGATATAACACCCGCCGGTGATCAACCACTAAGCCTGGACGATACATATTATCTTATATGTAATGGAGAAATATACAATCACAAGGACCTTGAGAAAAAATATAACATTATAACAAAAGGACACAGTGATTGTGAAATAATATTACATTTATATAAAATGTTAGGTATTGAACAAACATTAAAAGAAATTAGTGGATATTTTGCTTTTTGTATTTGGGATAACATAAAAAAATGTTTAATAGTAGCTCGGGATCCAATAGGTGTAAGACAATTATATATAGGAAATGATGAAAACTGTATTTGTATTTGTAGTGAATTAAAGGGTATTCCGGTAGAAATACTAAATGTTCAACAATTTACACCTGGATGTTGGTGGAAAAACGGTGAATATTATAGATATTATGATTATAATTATCCTGAAATTTCACAGAACACCTTATCTTTAGATGAACAATTGATTAAAATACGTGATTTATTTGAAAAAGCTGTTTATAAAAGATTTATGTTTGAAAGACCATTTGGAGTATTTTTAAGCGGAGGATTAGATAGTAGTCTTGTTGCTGCACTTGTAGCCAAACATAATGCTCCCAATCCTATTCATAGTTTTTCAATAGGAATGGATGGTTCTACTGATTTAGCTAAGGCTCGTATTGTTGCTAATCATATTGGTTCAATTCATCATGAAGTTATTGTCACCGAAGAAGATATGTTATCCGCAATACCTGAAGTTGTAAAACAAATTGAAACGTGGGATACTACTACAGTTAGAGCAAGTACGCCTATGTATTTGCTTAGTAAATATATAAAAGAAAATACAGATATTGTTGTTGTATTTAGCGGAGAAGGAAGTGATGAAGCCAGTGGTAGTTATCTTTATTTTCATAAAGCACCAAGTGATAAAGAATTTCAAGATGAATGTGTTAGATTATTGAAAGATTTATGTTATTTTGATTGTTTACGTTGTGATAAATCTACAGCCGGTAATGGTTTAGAAGTTCGGGTGCCATTTTTAGATAAAGAATTTTTAATAGAATATATGCGTATTCCTCCAGAATTAAAAAGACCAAAAGACGGTATGGAAAAATGGTTTATACGTAAAGCATTTGATGGATTAGGTCTTCTTCCGGATGAAATATTATGGCGTAAGAAGGAAGCATTTAGTGATGGTGTAAGTAGTACAGAAAAATCATGGTTTCAGATAATTCAAGATCATGTCAATAGTATTATAAGCGATGATGAATTTCATGAAAAATCTAGTTTAATGAATCCTAAACCACATTTAAAAGAGAGTTATTATTATAGAAAATTATTTGATAGTTTTTATCCTAATCGAGCTAATACTATCCCTTATTATTGGCTTCCACGTTGGTCAGGTGATACTAAAGATCCTAGTGCTCGTGTTTTAACGATATATACTGAATTGGATAAATGTAAACAGTAGTTAATATTTTTTATTTAATTGTAATTATAATATTAGATATACTATTATAACAAATTGATAAAGAGAATAAACTATTAATTTAATATAAATATAGATAATAATGATTTTTTATCATATGAGTATAAATAATTTTAATATAAATACAGACTAAAATTTATTTTCTTTATATGTAATATATAAAAATGGATAAGGAATATTGTGGTTTACGCACATCAAATGTTAAAGCAAGTAGTCGTGGTGGACGCTCTCGTAAGGGTAATCCTCAAAAGCCTAAAAAGGCTCATAGTCGTCGTAGTTGCTATGGAACAAATGATGCATCTTTAAGTAATACCGAAATGTGCCGTCGTAGTAGTGATAGTAAACGATGTGTGAGAAGATCTTCAAGTAGTCATTATGATGCAAAGGCTGATGAACGTCGTGCTAAGTCTCGTGCTAAGAATGCTGCTAAACGCGGTAAACTTTCAGCTTCTTTGAGTCAATCAGGTGGCAAACCTGTTAATGCTGAAGGTGTTAAAGTTCCCTCTATGGAATACTGTAAAGTAAAACCAGATACTCACACTTGTGTTATGACCAATGTTCCAGAAGAACAATCTGATCATTGCCTTCATAATTTAAAGACAAGAAGATGTATTTATTATGATCCAGAACTTGGTGATGATGTTTTTCAAGCCCAACATGCTGCGCGTGAAGCTGCTCGTGCTAGAACAGCAGCAGCAAAACAAGCTAAAAAAGACGCCCGCCCTTAAAAGATTAATATAATTTATTTATATTTATATTAATCTTCATTTAAAACAAAAGCATTATAACTCCATTGTAATAAAGCTTGTCGTTGCTTAGGCCGACAATCTAATTCTGTACAGTTTTTACGAACTTGTCCATAATGGCGTTTAAATGCTTTCCAACGTTTAATTTGAACAATATCTAATTCTGGAATACGACGTCCAATATAGTATCTACAGTACCATTGAAACCAACCTCGATTATCAGGGTCTCCTGGAATTTGTGGTATCCAGCCTTTATTACGCCAAGCACCTAAACTCATTCTACTTTTTATTTCAAAGTAATTACAACTAATATCAGCCCCCTCGGGACTCAATGTATTGGCTTTTATTGCATCTAAAAACCATTCTTTCGGAAATTCTAATACACAATCATTTAGATATTTACCTTCAAATACCCCATAAGCTAACATTTCTCCTGGAGTGAAATATGGATCAAAATCATCATCGGTTATATTACCAATATCTTCATCTAATTTATATTTATATTTACCTTGATCCATTTTATTATTAGCAACAATAACTAATCCTTTATGATATTCCTTTTCTGATTTTGAATAGGTTGTATTTAATAAGTTTACCATATCATCTACCGAGTTAATAGAATAAACTTCATTAATGATTTTTTTAGGAATGGACATTATATTAATAACTAAAGAAATCATTATGGACTTAATCCAGCGGAATAACGATTGTTATTTGAATTAAGATTAATTTTTACAGTTGGCATTGCTGCTTGTAAAGGAGGTAATCCACGTTTTGCTCGGGCTAATTCTATTGATTTATCCCTATATCTATAGATCCAACCAACATTAGGAATCCAGTCTTGAGCTATTCCATTCCAGAATCTACCAACATTCTCAATTTCACGATTTATAATACCAAAACTTGAAACACTATCACGAATACCATTATTAATAATATTTGGGGTAAATTTATTAAAAATATTTCCTGTAAATGTTTCTATATTCATATAGTAATAAAATATTATAACAAATAGTATCAATAAAAATACCAATACTGTTTCCATATATGATTATATAATAAAATACTATGGTCAAAATTTAATTACACCTTAGTATATTATTATAAAAAAGCCATTACTCTAGCTAAATAATCAGAAACTATAAATAATTTCCTTAGATAAAAACTCAATGTCTAATGACATCCTCTTGTTTTTATCCACTAGAGGATGAACAGAAATCTATTCATATTTCTTTATATAGTCTTTTCTTTATATAAAAACAATTCAAAAAAAAAAGAATATAGATTGTTATGAATTATATATTTACTACTGAAAATATATTATTTTATTTGTTTTCATTATTTTTTTGGCCTTTTAGTTTTTATTTTATATCATTGTTCCAACAAAAAGTAGAAATAATTAAAAATTTTACTCACTTATTCCATGCTTTGCTATTTGTAGTTTTATTTAAAACCTTATATTTATACATACATTATGCTATTATTTTATCACTTGGTTTTTATTCAAGTGATATATTTTACATTTTTTATAGTCTAATTGTAAAAAAAGATAAATTTATAAGACATTTTCCTTATTTAATTCATCATTTTATAGCTTTTTATGGACTATATTTAGCACTTAGTAATTATTGTAGAGAACAAATCATTTATTTCTATTATATATTAGAATATTCTAATTTTTTATTGTATACAGGTTATCATATACAAAAGGAATATTCTAATTATAAAAATTTATTATTAGTTAGTCAAGCATTTCAATTTGTTTGGTATACTTATTTTCGTGTTATACGATTTTTAATATATTTATTTCAAATACGTGAAATATTTGTAAATGTTAATATATCAATTCAGATGATAACTATTATTTTATTTGGAATGGGTGCTTATTGGAGTTGGAGTTTATTTCAAAAAAATTTATTATTGTTAAAGATTGAACAAAAATTAGATTAAACCAGCAGGAGCGGCTCCCATATTAGGAAAACCTACAAGATTAGCACCAAGACCAAAACCAGCACCTTGACGAGCAGCATAGCTGATGCTGGGAGCCATTAAATCAAGTATAGCAAAAAGAGAAGCTGCTACTAAGCCAACAAGTAATATTTCTTCCATTTGAAATTTGTTCTTACCAATTAAATACATAGCCACAGCTACACCTAAACCTTCGACTAAGTATTTCATAGCACGTTTCATAACTTCTTGAACATCCATAGAATTTTCCATTATTATTTGAGTTTTATATTTAACCTTGAGAAAAAAAATATGAAATATTATTATTTAATAATAAAAATGTATATAAAGAGATAAATTATAAATATTTATATAATGAGTAATAAAGAAGACTCTGTTGAAGATTTTTTAGATGTTGATCAGCCTATTCCAGGCCAACAATATTGTGTATTATCGTTTATTAGTCCTGAAAAAGTTTTAAAGAAAAAGGAGTCTTATTTTAATAGTGAATTTTTAAAATGGTTATGTGATGAGAGTGAATTTTTAGACAATGTACTTTTAAAGGGGGATAAGACACGTTTAAATTATGAACAAGTGAAAGAGAAATATGATGATTTTATGTTTTTAAATGAAGAACGTTTAGAGACATCTTTTCACGAAATGGAAAACTTTAATACAAGTGTTCGTGGTATTAAAGTTAGAGGAGTTTATTCGACACAAAGAGAGGCAGAGGTTCGGTGTAAAGTTCTACAGCGTTTATATAAACGTGACAATGTATTTCTGGGTCAAGTTGGTTACTGGTTGCCATGGGATCCTAATCCAGACCGAATTGAGAATACTGAATATTTAGAACCTGAATTAAATAATTTAATGAAACAATATAAGGAAAATGCTATTAAGCGTGATATTTACTATCAAGAAAATAAAGATAATATGATAAAAAATTCGGTAAAACAAGCAATGAATAATGATAATACTTTAGATGAAGAAACAAAAAAAAATTTGTTTGAATCGAATGACACATGGTTAAATAAAGATAAAAAAGATTAGATTTTATGTATAGAAATAATATATATGAAATCTATTATAATATTAATTTTTATTATTGGAGTAATTATGGTTTTAGTTGGTTATACTCGTCAATATAGTATTTGTCCTAATCCACGAATAGAATATAGGTATATACCTAGAACTTTTTATGACGAACAATTAAGTAGTGAAAATGTTCTTAAACAATTTAGTAGTATGTTTGAGGATACAAATCCATGGGTCAAGGATAGAAATATTAAACAAACCGAACAATCTGATAAACAAAATTTTTTTAAATTAGTAAATCGAAATTAATGAATTCTATCTAAAAAGTTGCCTCTACAGTATTTACTACAAAATCCTGTAGGATCATCTGATACAATTGAAAATGGTTGATGGCACATTTGACAAAATGCTATTGTAGCAGGTTCATAAGGCGGGGAAAATTCAGTTTTTGAAAAATTATCAATAACTTCTTGACGATGATTATCACACGCCCTAATAAAATTACAATTATTATGATTAAAAAATGGTGTATTACAATTAATAATACCTTGATTATTTGTTAATTGTGTATCACATAAAACACACCTTTTAGAAACCAACCACATAGGATGATCCACACTTTCTGCTTTGGTTTTAGGAATAGTATATGACATGATAACAATGTTTTTTTTCAATTTTAGTCATTGTAAGGATACTTTCAAATTTTTATCTATATCGCTATTAAAATAATATGTTTAATAGTATGATTAATTATATTTTATATTATATATGTCTACAGTTATACCTACTACAGACAATTTAAAAGATAACAATGAATTATCAATTAAATTACCACAATTGCCACCTAACGATAAATTGGAAGAAATATCTGTTTCTATGAATACGATACGTACTGAACATAGTCAAAAAAGTAATTTTAATCTTAAAACCGCTATTCGTAAAATACGAAAACAACGACAATTACATAGAATGTGTGTACAGTATTATGAAAAACAAAATTCACTAATAAATATACCGGCTATTGCTATAAGTGGAGCAGCTACCGTATATTCTTTTGCGTATCCATCAGATAGTCCACCTGAACAAATATTTATAAATAAAATAATAGCGGGAACCTTATCTGCTATTAATACTATTTTATTTAGTGTAAGTGGGTTTTTAAAATTACAAGCCAAATGTGAAAGTCATTTTATAGCAGCTGAAGAATACGATAATTTGTTAACTATGATTAATTTTGAATTAGCATTTCCTAATGAAAATATACAAGATTTTGCCAATAAAATTGAAAAAAAAATATTAGAAATTAAAAAAAGTTGTAGATATTTTCCGCCAGAGCATATTATTAAAAAATATCAGGTTTTAAATCCCAAAAAAAAACAAGATGATGATAGTTTAAGTATTTAATTATCTATTTTTTTTAAAATATCAATAATATCCATATCTTCTTGTAAAAAATTATAATTTTCTTTTTGAATAAATTCAAATTCACTAAATAAAAAATAATCTCTAACTTTAATATCAAAAAACTCATTTACAAGTGTAAATATTGTATTTGTTTTATCATTTCTAATCATAAATCTATAAAATTTATTAGATTTATTATATAAAAAAACATAATCGTATGTATTTCGATCAACGTAATATATATAAATATTTTTAAAATTTAAACGTTCGATCTTTATATTTATCATTTTCGGGTCATAAAGAACAATATAATTATAATTTGAATAATTATTAACTAATGGTAATAAATTAGATATATTTTTACGCATACAAAAATTAGTATAATAAATATATATCATTTATTTTTAGATATATAAAAAATTTGAAATATTTTTTAAAATAAAATTAGATATAAAATAATGCCAATAATTCTTGACGAGCAACAGCAAAAAGCTATAAATATAGTCTTAAAAGGCAAAAATGTATTTTTAACTGGTGGTGGTGGAACGGGTAAATCTTTTGTATTAGAAAATATTATTGATATTTTTAAGGAAAAATATAAAGAAAATCTTAAAGTCAATGTAGGTATTACAAGTACAACTGGGTCAAGTGCTTTATTAATAGGAGGAACAACAATTCATAGTTTTTCAGGTATTGGTGTTACGAGAGAAGATGAAGAACAATATATTCAAAGAATATCTAAAAGACGATATTTAATAAAACGTTTTAAAACTATTAAAACATTAATTATTGATGAAGTGTCTATGCTAACACCAAGAACTTTTCGTATGATATATCGCTTAACACAATTAATCCGTAAAAATAATAGTCCTTTTGGTGGAATACAAGTTATTTTAAGTGGTGATTTTTGTCAATTAGGTCCAATTTTAGAACAACATATTTTACATCATGAATTAGAATATTGTTTTGAAACTCCTGAATGGGAAGCAAGTGATATTGAAATTATTCATTTTAAAACTATTCATAGACAAAGCGATATACAATTTATTGAAACGTTACAAAAAATTAGAATGGGTATATCAGACCAAGATACTACAAGTGTTCTTATTGATCGATTTCGAAAACCACTTAATAATCCATACGGAATTGAACCTGTTCAACTTTTTCCAACTAGAGAAAAGGCGAATGAAATCAATCAGCGTTATTTTAGGCAAATAAATAATGAGAAAGACATTAAATCATATTATTTAACTATATCACTTGAAACACGTGATAATGATAATCCTTTATCAATTGAAGTAAATAAAACCGAAATAGAAAGAAAAATTAAGTCTCAATTACCTATAGATGATACTATTGAATTATGTATTGGTTGTCAAGTTATTTTAGTCGTTAATCTTTCGGTGGATGAAGGTTTAGTAAATGGAAGTAAAGGACGTATAGATAGTTTTAATGAAAATGGCGAGCCAGTAGTTATATTTTCAAATGGTAAAATTAAAAATATAGCTATATATACTTGGCAAATAGATGAAGGTTGCTCAATTGCAAATGCCTCGGGTATACCACTTATTTTAGGATATGGATGTACTATTCACCGTTCTCAAGGAATGTCACTTGATTTAGCAATTGTTGATATTGGTAAAAATGTATTTACTGGAAGTGGTGGTTATGGTCAAATATATGTAGCATTAAGTCGTGTTCGATCCCTTGAAGGACTTTCTATCTTAAATTTTGACCCAACTCGGATTAAATGTCATCCAAAAGTGATTGAATTTTATAGAAATATAGATAATCAAAAGCAAATAATTAAAGTTATATCTACACCATCAGCAAGTACTGAGAGTGATATTAGTTTTGAAAGCCATCCTTATATTATTAAAGTTAATAAAAAATCTATGGTAGAACCAGTCGCTAAAAAAATAAGTAAGGAAAAAGTTCATAAAACAGAAAAACCTGATATTCGAAGTTATTTTACAATATTAAATTGATTTATAAAAACACCAGCCGAGATCACTACATATTTTTTCCCATATAGCATCTTGTTCTTGTAATTTTTCACGTGATTTTAATAGTGGAAAACATGGTAATAATTCATCTAGTTCTAATAATTCACAAAATTTATGTAAAACATAGGTATAAGAGAGAAAATTTTGTCTTTCAGCTGGACAATATTTCATAAATGGGATTTGTATTTCTTTGAACATTACCCTTAAAGTTTCTTCTTGACTTTTAGTAATATTAGGTGGAGGTATTCCATTGATATGATTTATGATATGTGGAATATGCTCATAATATTTATTTAAATCTAATTTTTTTAGAATTTCTCTTATTTTATCAGGTTTTATTGTAGTTAAATCTGATATACGTTCTTTTTTAATTTCTTTTTTTATTTGTTCATATATTTCATCATGTATTTCAGTGCTTTCTTTCCCTTGAAATTGTGATATATGTTCATTAAAATGATTAATACGTTTATAGGCAAAATATGCTATTTCCTTAGGTGGTTCTTTATAACTTGGTTTATCACAATCGATAAATACATAGTCTTGATCTCCGCATTTTTGACATATTAATAATCCTTCAGCATGAACAAATAGTTTTTGTTGATAACACTGTTTACAAACTTCAATATCATCTTCTTTATCCTTATCACTAATATATTTACTATCTACATAGCTCATATATTTATCAAACATTTGTGTCTTTGTCATTCCTTTTTTTTTATTTTCATTATTATTTATAGGAATTGGCTCAGGTAAGGGTTTAGGTTGTTCAATTGAACCTTGTTTAAAAAAATCTAATATAGATTTAGATAATGGATTTTTATTATCTACATCACTAACTTCATTTTGAGTATGAGACTTGTTATAGTAATTAAATAGTATGTGACCTGTATTCACAAAATATTGGGACGGATTATAGGTTTTATTCATTTCTTTTTCTAAATCATCTAATTGACATTTCAATGAAAATTTTTCATCTAATTCTTCATCCTTAATTTGTGTATTAGGTATTAAGGATATTTTGTCATATTTTTTTTTAATGTTTTCATATTTTAATTGATATTCATGGATTGTTTTTTTATGAATTTCAAATGATTTTAATATTTCTTGATGTTTATTATCTATATTCACTGGCTGTAAGTCTTTTTTTTTTGATTTATCCTTATTAAATAATAACATTTTACTTACAATTTTTATATATATTGAATTTATTGATATATTTTTAAATGAAATAATTTTATTTCCTTTCATTTTAAACGAATTCGTCTATTAATCAATAGAAAATAAAATATTATTAAATATACAAATGGTCAATAATGATTTAATAATTGAACTTATTAAGATATCATTTATATATGGAATGATAAGGGACGGTTGGAAATTAAAAATTATTAATAATAATACATTAGAATTTAAAAAAAATAGAGTAGGCAAAGAAAATATAAATTTAACTAAATTAATAAAAAAGCATTTCTACTAGGTAAAAATTATCTGTATATTTTTTTTCTTATCTAATATACAATAATAATGCGTTTTACTAAAATTATTTTCTTGCTTTATAATATAAAAAACACAAAATGGGTGGTGGTCTCATGCAACTTGTCGCTTATGGTGCTCAAGATATATATCTTACGGGCAATCCTCAAATTACCTTCTGGAAAGTTTCTTACAAACGTCACACTAACTTTTCTATGGAAGCTATTGAACAAACCTTTAATGGTGCTGCTGACTGGGGTCGTAAAGTTACCTGCACAATCTCTCGTAATGGTGATTTAATCTATCGTGTATACCTTCAAGCTACTCTTCCTCGCGTAACTGTCTCTGGATTACAACAATTCCGTTGGTTAAACTGGGTTGGTCACATCATGATTCAAAGTGTTGATGTTGAAATAGGTGGTCAACGTATTGATCGTCACTATGGTGATTGGCTCCACATCTGGAATGAACTAACTCAAACTAGTGGTCACGCCGCCGGTTATGCCTCTATGGTCGGAAATCTTCCTCGTCTTGTTCAACCTATTTCCGGAAATGCCAACCCTACTGTAACTGCTCCCTCAAGTGTAAACCTTACTGCTAATCAAATGGCTTTTGGTTCTTGTGATTTACAAAGCTGTATTCCTGAAACCACTCTTTATATTCCTCTTGAATTCTGGTTCTGCCGTAACCCCGGTCTTGCTCTTCCTCTTATTGCTCTTCAATATCACGAAGTTAAGATCAATCTTACCTTTGCTACAGCTAATTCATGCTATTGGTACAATGACAATGGTTCTGGAGCTTCCTTTACTCTTCCTTCCCTCAAATCCGCGTCTATTTATGTTGACTATGTTTATTTAGATACCGATGAACGTCGTAGATTTGCCCAAACTTCTCACGAATACCTTATCGAACAACTCCAATTTACTGGTGCTGAATCAGTTAACTCTTCCTCTAACAAGATTAAACTTAACTTTAATCACCCTGTTAAGGAACTTATTTGGGTTGTTCAACCTGATTCTAACGTTTCTATTCAAGATACTGCTATTGTTGGTGGTCCTCAATGGTTCAACTACACTGATGCCCTTGACTCTACACCTTACACTGGCACTCCCCAAAATCCCTTAGGTGAAGGTCTTACTGGCAACGGATTACTTGATGGCGCTGGTTCTATGACTCAATCTTTGTTTGGAACTACTGCTGGAGTCACACAGATTATGCAAGGTACTGGCTTTGCTGGAACTTTGAATGGTCAACCAGCATCTTTTGTTCAAGACTCTCATCTTCCTGCTGGTGCTCAAGCTGCTAATGTAGCTAATGCTGCTATTGCTACTGCTATGAATATCGGTCTTAGTTCAGCTAACTTTCTTCTTGATCGCGGTCTTAACCCCGTTGCCTCTGCCAAGATACAACTTAACGGTCATGATAGATTTTCTGAACGTGAAGGAAGATACTTCAACCTTGTTCAACCCTACCAACATCACACTAACTGCCCCGCTATCGGTATCAATGTATATTCTTTTGGTCTTAAACCTGAAGAACACCAACCTAGTGGCACATGCAATATGTCTCGTATCGACAATGCTACTCTTCAACTTCAACTTACTGCCCGCACTGTTGTCAATGCTCGTTCTGCTCAAGTTCGTGTTTATGCTACAAACTACAACGTCCTTCGTATCATGAGTGGTATGGGTGGTCTTGCCTATTCTAACTAGAGTATTAATAATTAAATATATATTTTTTAATTATTAACACAAAGAATAAATATAATGTATTTAACTAATAATAATTATTTTCGATTCATGTAATATAAAAGAAATGGTTTTATGTAAATGGTTAAATAATACTGGATTAGATGAATTGGAATTAGTTGGTGGAAAAAACGCTAGTCTAGGAGAAATGATTAAAAATCTAACTTGTAGAGATATATTAGTCCCGTTCGGATTTATAGTCACTTCTAAGGCATTTGATTTATATTTGGAATATAATGATTTAAATAACCAGATAGATAATATTATTCAATCAATTAATGTAGATGATTTATATTGTTTAAAAAAAAATGGTAATACAATTCGTAATATGATTATGTCTGGAAAAATGCCTGAATTATTAGAAAATATGATTATTGAATATTATAATAATTTATCATTACAATATTTCGAAGAAAATACTGATGTTGCCGTAAGAAGTTCCGGAACTAGTGAAGATTTACCTGATGCTAGTTTTGCTGGACAACAAGATACATATCTAAATATTAGAGGTATACCATTACTTATACATAAAATAAAATCTTGTTTCGCAAGTCTTTATACTGATCGAGCTATTTCTTATCGTAGAGTTATGAATTTTAATAACACTATAAGACTAAGTGTTTGTATTCAGAAAATGGTAAGAAGTGATATCGGTTCAAGTGGAGTAGCATTTTCACTAGATCCAGATACAGGATTTAGAGATGTTATTATAATTAATGGAAGTTGGGGATTAGGAGAAATGGTAGTATCGGGTCAAGTGAAACCAGATGAATTTATTATCTATAAAAATTTATCTAATTATCCTATAATTGATAAAAATATTGGTGAAAAAAATAATAAAATGATATATCATGATGACCCAGCTGAAAAAACTAAAATAGTTAGCACAAGCTTAAACGAGAAAAATCAGTTTTGTTTAAATGACGATAATATTACATTATTAGCCAAATGGACCCATGAAATTGAGAAGTATTATTCAAGTGTTTATCAACGATGGTGCCCTGTAGATATTGAATGGGCCTTAGATGGTATTACAAATAAATTATATATTGTTCAAGCTAGACCAGAAACAATTCATAGTAGAAAAGCAGATAAAATAGAATCTATTGAATATTTTATAGAACAAACTATAAAGCCAACTATTTTATGTAATGGCATAGCTGTTGGTAATTCAATTTCGGGTGGTAATGTAAAATTAATTACAAGTATAGACTGTTCAGAAAGTTATGAATTTAAAGAAGGTGATGTTTTATTGACAAAATATACCGACCCAACATTTGAACCATTAATGAAAAAAGCAAGTGCTATTATTACAGATACTGGTGGAAGAACAAGTCATGCAGCAATTGTTTCGCGTGAATTAGGGAAAACAGCTATAGTAGGTTGTAATAATGCTACAACTATTTTACAAAATAATCAATATATAACTGCTTGTTGTTCTGAGGGAGATATTGGTTATGTTTATGATGGATATTTAAAATATAATGTGAAAAAAACAGATTTTACTACTTTACCCAAATTAGATAATATTCATAGTAAATTAATGTTAAATATAGGGAATCCAAATAATGTATTTAAATTTTATAATTATCCTATTGAAGGCGTTGGTTTAGCACGTGAAGAATTTATAATAGCAAACTCAATAGGCATACATCCTCTTGCTATACTCCATCCAGAAAAAACAAGTCAAGATATAAAGAATATTATAGATATAAAATCACGTGGATATAATACACCTCTTGATTTTTATGTAAAAAAATTAGCCTATGGTATTGCTAAAATAGGTGCTACATTTTATCCTAAACCTGTTATTGTTAGATTTTCTGATTTTAAATCAAACGAGTATAGGGATTTATTAGGAGGAGATCTATTTGAGCCAAATGAAGAAAATCCCATGATAGGTTTTAGAGGTTGTTCAAGATATTATAGTGATTTTTTTAAACCAGCATTCAAATTAGAATGTATGGCTATTCAATATGTGAGAGAAATATTAAAATTAGATAATGTTATTGTAATGCTTCCATTCTGTCGAACAATTGATGAATGTAAGCTTACTATAGAAACAATGAAACAATTTGGTTTAGAACGACACAAAAATGGATTAAAAATATATTTAATGTGTGAAATACCATCAAATGCTTTACTAGCTGATGATTTTTGTCAATATGTAGATGGATTTTCTATAGGGTCTAATGATTTAACACAATTATGTCTAGGTATAGATAGAGATGCCGGACATCTATCATATATTGGTAATGAAATGAATTCTGCTGTAAAAAAATTAATACAAATGGCTATTAAAAGTTGTAAAAGAAATAATATTAAAATTGGTATTTGTGGACAAGGACCTAGTGATATATTTGAATTTGCTGATTTTTTAGTGAAAGAAGAAATTGATACAATATCACTTGTACCAGATAGTATAATTAAAACACATATGAATTTGTCTAAATTATAAATTAAATTTTATTATTTTTATTTTAGGTGAATGAATATGATGGACAGCTGATAAACTATAAATAATATATTTCTCACCATTATTATATTTTTCCTTACTTACTAAATTATACCCAAAAAATCGTAAAAATTGTCGTATAATAGTAATACATTTATTTTCATCTATATGATCTAAATATAATTTAGCTTTACATGGATAATAATATTCGCGTAAATCAGTTTCAATCAGTTTCATTTTACTGATGGTTCCTATTGATATAAGGTCTTTTTTTCTAAAACTAAATTCTTCTTTAAATTCATCTATGCCCAGTGTATTTAATATCTTTAATAGGATATTATTATCTGGAGATTTTTTAAATAATTGGGTCATTTTATTTAGGTATATTATATCTAAATGTTATTTCTTATTGAAGAGATAATAAATTTTTTATATTATCAATAATATTATTTTCTAAACGTGGTAAAACAGCATAACAATCATGAAAGTATCTTTTATATAGTGTTTTTAATTTAAAAGATGTTGGAAATAAATACCAAAAATATCGATGACTTATAATTGGACGCATATTTTTAGGAATACATTTAATACTACTTTTAGGAATAGCTAACATAAGCTGATAAATTGTCCATAGTTCATTATCTACATTTTCAATTAACCATTCTTTTTTATAATATTTATCCTTAACATTTCCAACATAACACAAAAGATCTTTAATACTGGGGGTAATAGCATATTTATAATACCATTGATTACTAGGACACCCTTTTATATAATATTGTAAAATCCATGATAAACCTTCCATAAAATTTTCACACATACCATTTATCATATATTTATCTGGATCACAATCAAGCCAATACCTATAGAAACGTTCTTGCCAACCTCTTTGTCCTATTTGTACACTATCTTTTTCAGCTATCATCGTTGGATAAAAATTTAATAAAGCTGTTCGTCTCTCATAATTATTAAATTTAGGATTTAAATAAGGTTTAAATCTACGATGATCATTGAACATTTCTGTTAATATTTTATCTTCAACCTTAGATAATCCATTCAAAATATATTGAAAAAAATCCATTCGTATTTGTAAATCTTTATTTACTAAATGACATTTGATTTTATTAAATCCATTGATATATAATTCATTTAATAGTTCAAATCCACCTTGTTGTATTTTTAATATGAATAAATTAGGAAGAAAATCATTTCCTAATAAATAAGTTAAAAATACGTAATCTATCAGCAAACGTTCTTTATTATCCATTCCATCTTGCCAATATTCACTGATAATACTTTCACGCATAATTGAAACATCCATATATAAATAATCTGTCGGTGTTTCTGGTTCAAATGGAAAATAACTTGTTTCACGATATAAATATGTCATATTATAACCACGTAATAAATTTAAAATTATTAAATCAGCATCTAAACCATATATAACTTTTTGATAATTATGATGTTCAACTTTGTGATTATCCATATATTTCAATAATTTATGCTCTCCTTCACCAAAATTTTTACTACTATCTAAAATAAATTCTATATTTTTATTTACATTTTTAATTAAACTAATATAACCATCTAGATGATTACATAGTCTATCCATAAATTTAGTTCCTGGTGTAATAGCATTTGTGTCCCAATTTATACCTTTTCTTTCAATTCTCTCTTCTTCGGCTATTTGTTCAAGACTATTTGTCCAAAAAGATGTTTTAAAACGACGTTGACGTTGTTGAATAATTTTTGCCATAGGAGCAGCACCATCTATAGCTATATATACTATTTTTAGTTGTTTAATATCAACCGAATTCACTACTTTTTCAAGTAAAACAATAACTTCATTACAAATAGCATATTCTATTAGTATTTTTTTATTATATTTTATACAATTTTGTAATTCTTTTGAACGAACACTAATATTATTTTTAGCTTCATAGATAATACTATTGAAATCTAAATATAATATAATTGGTAAATTTTTAATTTTTGAAACTACACAATCTTTAATATTTGTTGTTAGATATTTAAAATAATATGGAACGCCCATGTTAAAGATAATATTCACTTTAGTTATTTTTTTATATATCAATTTTTATATAAAAATTAATAATCATCATCTTCAATTAAACATTTATTATTTTGTTCGATATCTTTTTCATTTTGTTTCATAATTTTTTTAGTAATCTTCATATTTTCTGGAATACCTAAATTTCGATAAAGTAAAACTTCAGTCCAAAAATGTGTAAATTTTGGTAATACACTTATAAACCATTCTCTATCTCTATAAACACGAAAACTACTATATTTTTCTAATTTCCAATAAACAATATTAATATAAGGGTCTAATTCAGTTGTTACATTATTTATATCTTTTAAAACTTTAGATTTCCAAGTTTCTATTAAACTAATAGTCTGGTTTAATTGACTATAAAAACGATTACATTTTTCATTATTATCCCAATATTCTATTATACAACCTTTATATTGAGTATTCTTATCATCCATATAATCTTCAATACAATCATATTCTTTAATAGAACACTCAATAAAATCAAGCGCATTTAAATCACAACATTCAAGTTGTAATTGTGTTTGAACCCAATATTCTGGTTTAGGAACTCCTATAATTTCTCGTTTACTTGGATTTTTTATCTCTTTCATAATTCCATCTTCATCTATTCCATCTGGACTAGCTGCTAAGAATGTATATACAGGATGTTCAATACTTTCAAAGTCATATATACTTTTATTATACATTGATTCATATACTAATATAGAAATAGGCTCATATCGGTGTCCTAATTGAGCAGCTAATCCAGATGATTGTTTATAAACAAATGGTTTAACCTTTTTATTTAAAATTCCTTTATAGCTGGCAGCTAATACTTCACTTGCTTCACTAGCATTAATATGATTATGTCTTTTTATATGCCATTCAATTGAATTTTGAGCATTATTTTTTGGTATATTTAATAATTTTTGTAATTGTTTCTTGTCTTTACATCGATTTAATTTAAAAATAAATCTACCATTATTTAATTTAGGTATATGATAACACAATAATTGATCAATTACTAAGGGATGATAATCCTTTTTATTATATACATGCGATATAATTTCAAGCAATTGTTCTCTCCATTCACAAAGTGTCCATTTTTCACCTATTTTTTTGTTTATTTTAATAAACTCAATAATATCCTCCTCCATAGTTAATTTATTATAATTAAATATTTTTAAATATCAATTTTTAAAAAAAAATATTTACTTATCTATTGTTGATAGCGGTTAGAATAGTAGTTTCTAAGGAGTCTTACAGCGGTTTTAAGAGAAACAGCGCGGCCACCTTGTTGTTGTTGTTGTTGTTGTTGTTGTTGTTGTTGTTGTTGAGAGCTTTCTTGGGAAGAAGATTGAGAGCTTTCTTGGGAAGAAGAAGATTGAGAGCTTTCTTCATACCATTCACCACCTGCTTGTTTCTTGGATTTTCTAGGACGTCTCTTGATTTCAGTAAGAACTTGACGTTTGCTGCGACGAGTTCCCTCAGGATTTTTCTTGGATTTCTTAAAGTGTTTAAGTTCGGGGCTACCTTTGGGGTGAGCTGCTCTCCATGCAGCAAGAGCACCGGGTTGGCCACGGTTAGAGTTTTTAGAAATTTTAGGACCAGCATCAACGCCGGGATAGTCTAATTTACCAGGGTTACGAAGATAACGAGTTGAATCAAAGATACGACTTTGGTCAACAACACCTTTGCGAGAAGGAGAGTATTCCATATCACGTTTCATGGCAGCTTCTCTAGCAGCTTGAGTCTTGTAATCACGTCTAGCATAATATCTGTTAAAGGCTTCAACAGCTTTATCTTTTGAAAGAGGTTTGCCTTTTTGTCTTTCACCCTTGGGAGTACGAACCTTATCTAAGTATGTTTTGGGAGCACCTTGAACAATGACCCATTTAGCATATCTTTGTCCAGCTTTGTTGACAGCAGGTTCCCAGGTAGCTAGAGCACCGTTTTCAAGAGCAACATGAACACCATCTGCTTCAAGTTTAAGAGGACCTTGAGCTGGTTTTCTAGCAGCGCGATTTTTATTAAGTTTTTCTAAAAGTGCAGCCAATTCGGGTTGGGAAAATTCAGTAGCCATAAATGTTTTTTATATAATTAGTAAAGATTTTTTTCCTAACTATTTTTAGAAATACATTAATTACAAAGATTTTAAATGAATTTAACATTTTATAGATTTTTTCAGTTTTTTGTTTAAAATAATTTTTATAAAAAAATTGATATAAAATTAACAACAATAAAAAGTTATTATACTCTAATTATGATTAAATCCAAAAAGCAAACATTAGAAAATAATATAAATCATGTTACAATTATAGATAATTCTAATGAAGTAGATAAAAAAAACTATAAAAAGGTTAGTCATATAGAACATATTCTTATAAGACCAAGTACATATATAGGTTCTATTGAAAAAACAGTAGAATTAATGTATACAATTGATAATTCAAATCCAGATGAACCATCTATAATTAAAAAAAATATTGAATTTATTCCTGGTTTATACAAAATTTTTGATGAAATATTAGTTAATGTTACTGACCATGACACAAGACTCTCAGTAAAAAGAGCTCAAGGAGATAATAGTATAATTCCAGTTTCAAATATAAAGGTAGATATTGAGAAAAATACAGGTAAAATATCTATTTATAATGATGGAGATGGTATTCATATTGTTGAAATCGAAGAACATTCATGTTATGCTCCAGAATTAATATTTGGTCATCTTTTAACTGGAACAAACTATAATGATAATGAAGAACGAATTGTAGGAGGTCAAAATGGCTACGGAGCAAAATTAGCAAATATATTTTCAACTGAATTTACAATAGAAACAGTTGATAGAACACGCAATTTAAAATATATTCAAACATTTACTAACAATATGACAAATAAAACAGACCCTAAAATTACAACATATAGTAGTAAACCATATACCCGTATTTCATTTATTCCTGATTATCAGCGTTTTGGATTAGAAGGATTGACTGATGATATGATTTGTTTATTGGAAAAGCGGGTTTATGATATTTCTGCTTGGACAAATAAAAGTGTATCAGTTTTTCTAAATGGAAAAAAAATAGATTGTAAGTCTTTTGAAAAATATATAGACTTATATTTAGGAAGTAAATCAGAATATCCCAGAGTATATCTTGAACTTAGTGAACGCTGGGAGGCAGTAGTTACATATAATACTACAAGCAATTTTGAGCATGTGAGTTTTGTAAATGGTATTCATACAAATAGAGGTGGAAAACATCTGGAATATATAGTAAGTCAAATTAGAGATGGACTTGTAGAATATATTAAAAAAAAGAAAAAAGTAGTAGTAAAACCTGCTACTATTCGTAATGAATTATTTGTGTTTCTTAAATCGACTATTACAAATCCTTCCTTTGATAGTCAAACTAAAGAAACATTAACAACTCCAAGTTCAAAATTCGGTAGTTCTGTAACAATTGATGATAAGTCTATAGATAAAATAGCTAAAATTGGAATAATGGAACGTATTATGAATTCTATTGAAAATAAAAATAATAAAGATTTTCAGAAAACAGATGGAAAAAAACAAAATGTAATTCGAGGTTTACCTAAACTAAATGATGCTGATATGGCTGGAACAAAAGAGAGCAAAAAATGTATTTTAATTTTAACAGAGGGAGATAGTGCTAAATCAAGTGTTCTTTCCGGTCTTGGTCAGGAAGGTCGTGATTATTATGGAGTATTTCCACTTCGTGGAAAATTATTAAATGTTAAAGATACTGATCAAGAAAAAGTGATCAATAATGCTGAAATTCAAGCTATAAAAAAAATATTAGGATTAAAAGCAGGAACCGAATATATGATAGATACACCTGATGAATTATGGGAATTAAGATATGGTAAAATAATGATATTATGTGATAGTGATGTAGATGGAAGTCATATAAAGGGACTATTAATGAACTTTTTCCATAGTTATTGGCCTAGTCTATTACAAGTAGGATTCATAATTACAATGCTTACACCAATTGTAAAAGTTTTTAAAGGAAAAATTTGTAATAGTTTTTATAATCTTGGAGACTATAAAACATGGAAAGAAAATACTTTTGATAATCATTTATATGAAGTTAAATATTACAAAGGATTAGGCACAAGTAGTGCCGCTGAATTTAAAGAATATTTTAAAGACATGAAATTACTCAATTATCAATGGACTGATGCCAGTCATAATGCTATTGATTTAGCTTTCAATAAAAAAAGAGCAGATGACCGAAAAAAATGGTTAGAAGATTATGATATATTTAATGTGTTAGATTATACAAATGTACAAGTTCCCATAGAAGATTTTATAAATAAAGATTTAATCCATTTTTCAAATTATGATAATATTCGAAGCATTCCAAATGTATGTGATGGATTAAAACCATCACAACGTAAAATATTATATAGCGCTTTTAAAAGGAATTTACATAAAGAAATTAAAGTAGCACAATTTGCTGGATACGTAAGTGAACATGCTTCTTATCATCATGGAGAAGTATCTTTACAAGGAACGATTACTGGTATGGCGCAAAATTTTGTGGGTTCTAATAATATTGCCTTATTTGTTCCTAATGGAGCGTTTGGAACTCGATTAACTCTCGGTAAAGATGCCGCCAGTGCCAGATATATATTTACATATCTTCATCCAATTACTAGTTTTATATATCGCGCTGAAGATTTACCTATTATGACATATTTAGATGATGATGGTTTCACTATAGAACCAACATTCTATATGCCTATTATACCTATGATATTAGTCAATGGGGCAACAGGAATTGGAACGGGTTATTCATGCGATGTACCTTCTCATCATCCAAAGGACCTAATTCAGCAATTATTAAATTTATTAGATGAAAAGCCTATGACCTCTATTAAACCATGGTATTGCGGATTTAAAGGTGAAATATGTAAATTAAATCAAGATTTACAATATGTTTCTAAAGGTAAATATTCTATCATAGATGCTAATACAATTGAAATAACTGAAATTCCTGTTGGTATTTCTACTGAAAAATATAAAGAATTTTTAGAAGATAATATTATAGATAAGGCAAATCCAAACAAAAAACAATTTATTAAAAGTTATAAAGAAAGTTGTGTAGATAATTTAATTAATTTTAATATTAAATTGGAAAAATCCAAATTAGATGAATTAGAAGGAGATCCAAGTGAGTTAGAAAAAACATTAAAACTAATTGATAGTAGTAAAACAAGCTATAGTAATATGCATCTTTATGATAGTTCTATTCGTATTTATAAGTATGGAGGTCCTTATGATATAATTATGGAATTTTTCGGTTTACGATTAGAATACTATACAAAACGTAAAGAATATCAATTAGGAACACTAAAAAATGAATTAGATTTATTACGTGAAAAATATAGATTTATTAGTATGATTGTAGAAAATCAAATGGATATTCGAGGTAAAACTAAAATAAATGTAGAAAATATGTTAGAAGAAAATCAGTTTCTTAAATTATCTAATAGTATAGGTAAAGAAACAAGTTATGACTATTTAGTCCAAATGCCTATTTATTCTCAAACTAAAGAAAAACTGGATGAATTAAAAGATAAATTAGATAAAAAACAAAAAGAATATGATGATTTATTAAGCAGAGATACTAAAGATATTTGGAGAGATGAATTAACACAATTATCTGGTGAAATTGATAAATATTATCATGATTATACACAAATGCTATTAGGAGAAACTGTTTCTATTAAAAAAGGAAAAGCTAAGCCTAAAAAAAAATAAATTTATAGATTTATATTATCAATACATCTAAAAACCCATTTGTTTTAAATTCTCAAATATATAATTTATTTTTTTATCTTGTTCAGTAATTTTTTTTTTTAAATCATCAATTATTTTTAATAATTCTATCTCATTTGAAGAATTATTTTTATTTATAATATCTTGAAAGGGCATTATTATTCGTTTATTTTCATTTTCAGATATATTATTTTCTAAGGTTTCTACTTTATTTTTTAATTCATTAATAATACTGTATAATTGCTCTGGTGAAAAAACCACATTTTTAGGAAGTGTACTATTAACTACCTGTTCATAATCTTTTAAAAATTTGTATATCCACTTTAAAAAATAGGAAATCCTGAAAAATAAGCATTGATAATCATTTTTAAAAAAAAATAACCCAACTAGTATATTATTTGTATAAAGTGGACTACCTTGAATTAATTTTTGATTAGTTTTACATATTATACTATTTAAGTTTATCTGTTCTACATTTACATTCAAATCATTAGCATTTATATCTCTTGTAATAAACGTATTATTAATTTTCTCACAATCTAAACACTCCGTTGGCTTAATTAATTTAAGTTCTTTCTTATTAGCTAATAATTCACAATAAGATGTTTTAACTATTACTAAATTGATTTTATTTACAACATTTATATCAGCAATATTAATCTCTATTATATTTACACTAAACAATTTATTTAAAAAAATTTTATATAAATCATTATACGTTTTAATATTATATATATCATCATCACTTAATACCCCAATAAAATATGTTTCATATAAGTAGTAAAATAAAGATATAGGTGTTTTTAGATTTCGTACATTATATAAATGAGAAATGTCCGAATCTTGAAATTTTGGGGGGTCTTCAATAACTAACTCTTTTTTTTTTGTATTATATTTTACATTATGTAATAATAATTTAGAACCATCTATAATATTTTCATCTAGATCTTTAATATGATGTTTATTTTCAAATAGTTGTAATAATGACATTATATAATGAATTAAAGATATTTTTTAAATATAAAAAATTGATTACAAAGAAAGTCATAATAATTGTAAACGTATGGATAAAGATATTATTTGGATAACTGAATATGTTAATAGTCTCCATCAAAATGATCACTCTAAAATAGAAAATACCCAAAAAATATTAAAAAAAGAAATGAATGTTGAAAAAGTATCATTAGATATGAAAATATTACAGCAAAGAATCGATAGTGTAAGTATAATGAAATACTACAAAGATTTAAAAAATGATCGTTTAAAATCAGATGAAAATATAGTATATGTTCAAAATGAAGAAGATTTATTTCAAGAAATAAATAATTGTAATAATAATAAACCATGGGCTAAATTAGATAACTACTCAAAAAAGAAAAAAATAAATGATTTTATTGAGCATCTAATATTAGATCAACCTGATTTGAATAAAGCTGACATATCTAGTGAATTATTATTATTATTAGCTGAAAAAAAAATTAATAAAAAGAATATTGAATTCGATAGTTCTAATCATATTATTAAATTAGGACAGTATTCTACTTCTTATTAATTTCTGATTGTAAAATAGTATAGGCTTCTTTTATTTGTTTTAAAGATGCCTTACATGTATCTTTAATAGATTTAAAACTTGTATATGTTAATAATAAAAATATTACGCCATAAATCATAATAGATTTATATACTATAGTTGCTATTTCACCATTGAATTTAAAAACATTATAAAATGGTTCAATTATTGATGGATAATAATCTAAAATATATACCCAAATAAATAAAATAATAAAAAATTTAATACTATTCGTTAATGCTCCCATAATATTTGTTTGATTACACGCACTACTTGTATTATTTATGTAAAATCCAAAATTTAAAGTAGTTATTATAATTATAATAATTAAATTTATTAATAATTCAATAGGAATAGTATAGTTATATTGTAAAGCTTTTGCTATAATAGGCAATATAAAATATAAAAAAGGAACTAAAAAGGCAATTAATGTTGAATATATTATAAAAATCATTATATCTTTGTAAAAGATTTATTTTATAAAAATATATATGGATAAACCTAATCTTATTGATCCAATTGGTATTAAAAATATTAAACGCTATTTAGAAAATCATCATTCAAATACAAAACAAATAGGCGGGTTTTTTGATTTTTTAGGCTCTAAAAATACAGAAACTTTACGTATTATATTCATTGTTATATTTTTTTTATTAATCTTGTTGTTTTTATACTATAGATATCAACATAAAAAATCAGTAAATAAACAAGAACAAATTAATCAATTTATAAATTCAGTAGATAGTTATCTTAATACAAGTTAGTTTTTTTTATAATTTCTCTTTAAAGAATATATTATATTACCAAATATATGAAAATAACTGGACTAGATATTAAAACAAATATTATATTTCAAGAGGGAGGTATATCAATAGATGAATGTATAAGTATGCTTGAAAAAGATAATATTAGTCCCGAACTTTTAAAAGAATGTAATTATAATCCAAATGACCCTGTAAAAGATTCTACAAAATGTAGAGTGAATCAGGGTAAAATTGGATATAAATTAGCCAAAGAAGTTTTTGAAAAATATTATAATGAAATTAATACTACTGATAGTGGTCGAATTCGTGGTAAAATGTTTGATATAAAATACAATAAAAAAAATAAGAAAATACTATATCCAGATGAACCATGTAGTGAAAAATATCTAGAACCCGAAGGACCTAAAAAATATGATATGTGGTTAATAGATGCTTTTCCAGAATCGGAAAATATATCGGTTGATAAAGGGGTTAATATATCAACTCAATATTATTCACCAGATGATAACATTTCAGCTGATCTAAAGTATGGTCCTATGATTACATATGGTCATTTGTATAATAAAAATTATAATGAAGTATTTGATGAATATTTAAAAGAAACAAATAATCAAACAAAAGCTCAAGAATTGTCTGAAAAGCATGCCATTGAAAAAACAACAAATCAATTAAAAGATAACCAAAATTTACGATTATTTAATCAATATTTTAGTAAAATAAGTATACCTATATGGTTAAAAGATTATAAAAATAATCTAATTAGAGCTGGTTTAAAACCAATATATGATTTAAATAGTGACAGTTTTAAAGAATCAATTATAAATGCTCGAAGAAAACGTGATATTAGAAAAGATAAAAAATCTGAACAACCAACCTTTCCAGTTTTTGAAAAAACACCATTGGAAGAACAACAAGAAAATGAAATAGAAAATCCTATAGAAATAAAAGTACCTATATTACAAAAAGAACAAATAGAACCAGATATTACAATAAGTGATATACTTCAACAACATGAATCTATAAATACAGATAAAGGTTTAATTCAAGATATTGAGAAATATAAATCATTAATTGTTGTATTTATAACAGAAAAACCAACTTTATTTGATCAGGAAACAAATTATTTATATAGATTACCTTTTACGGATATATTTTTAGAAACAAATGATTATGAAATCATAGAAGATTTTTTTATACAAAATGTTGACAATTTATTCGAAATGCTAGAAAAACCAATTGTACCATTTGCCATACTTACTTATAATGGAATAAAAGACCTTTAAAAATTAAATATGTAAATTATATATATGACTGATAATTTAGTTAATCATATTAATAATATCATTCCAATAGATTATTTTAATAAGGATTATATAGAAAATATTATAACTACACTTGTATCTACATTAATACCAATTATACAGACTAAACCTGTAAAACAACGTAAAGAATTACAAAAAAAAATGCTAACATGGTCAAATTTAGTTAAAAACGATGATTTAGATAATATATTTTTAGATAATGAATATAGTGAACAATTGGAACAAGTAATTAAAACACAAATTTTAGAAGATATAGAAAAAAGTATAGTATTAACCCAAGGTGAAAAAGATGTATTTATATTATTAAAAAATAATCAATATCATTATTTATATCTTATTCAATTTTGTATTCCGATTGTTTATGAATTATTTGACATTCAATCACTTATAGACAATGAACCAGATTTTATAGCATTTTGTTTTAGTTTAAATATTTTTGACCGTAATGATACGATTGTATCTATACAAGATAAATATAGGAATCACTTTTATGAATTTTTAGATAATTTTATCTATTGTATTGAAGAATATAAAAATATCAACATTGTATGTATATCTTTACATAAATTTGGTCAAAAGAATAGTAATGTTCTTAAAAGCATGATTAGTGAAAGAAACTTTTTAATAAACCGTCCTACATTATTTTTGTATTATGATAAAGACAATTTGTTTAAGATAATATTTTACAATATATCAATCAATAAATTACTAGAATATAATGATATCAAAACACAATATAGTGATTTAAGACTAAAAAGATTATTGAAAGTAGAATATGAAAAGGTTGATTTAGATAAATTAGTTATAAGATATGAACCTACTGATATTGGACGAAAATTACCAGTTATTAATTTAACTATAAATGATAAAACAATAAAATGTTTAGTCGGTAGCACATATAATTTATATTTATATAGTCATGATGATATAATAACAGAAAAAAATATATTAATAGGAAAAATAGATATAATTAATATTAATGGAGATGATAAAGTTGGTAAGGGTAACATTTATTGGATAGAAGGATATCAAGATTTATTATAATAGAAAAAGAAATAATGTATAATAGTATATAATGAATAATTATACTATTAAACAATTACCTAATGGTCTACACTATTTTCTATTAAATAATACAACCGTTGATACAATTAGTATATGTGTAAGTATCCATGTTGGTTCTAATCATGAAGATGACAGAATTAATGGAATAAGTCATTTATTAGAACATATGATCTATAAAAGTAATATTTTATTTAAAACTAAATATGATTTGTATAAAGCACTTGATAGTATAGGTGCTAGTTATAATGCTTATACTGATAAAAATATAACAACGTTTTTTGTAAAATCAGATGCTATACATCAAGAAAGACTTATTAATATTTTTTCCAGTCTAATATGTGAACCTAGTATTAGTCAAATAGATTTAGAAAATGAAAAAAAAATTGTTATAGAAGAAATAAATAATGCAGAAGATGACCCATTTGATACATTATATAATAAATTTTTTCAATTATTATATCCTGAAAATAGAATTGCTAAAAGAATAAGTGGATATCCAAAAAATATTATAGATATAACCTTAAAGGATGTACAAAATCATATAAAAAAATATTATACCGCTAATAATATGGTAGTTTCTATTGTAGGAAAAATACAACCTAATATAGAAGAGTTAATGGCAAAAAGTAGTTTTTCTTTATCAAAACAAACAGTCATACCTCCTTACATAAATAAAATTAATTTTAAGTCTAAAACAACATCCATAAATTTTATTGATAAACCAATTAAACAATTTTATGTAGGTATTGCTTTTTCTACAAAAGGTCTATATGATAATGATAAATACTCAATAAAACTGTTAGAATTAATATTAAATGGTTCTATGAGTAGTCGTCTATTTGTTCAATTAAGAGAAAAAAAAGGATTAGTTTATAGTGTATCTACTAGTTATATTAATTATGAAGAAGCTGGTATATTTTTTACAATAACAAGTTTTGACAAGGATAAATATATTGATGTAATTCGAACATTATTAAGACAATATCATTTATTACAAAATGAATTAATATCAGAAAACGAAGTAAATAGATGGAAAAATTTTGTCAAAAGTTCTATGAAAATGGAAACTGAAAATACAATGGATGTTGCTGATTATTATGCTAGAGAATTATTATTTCATAAAGATAAATTTACTTCTTTTTCAGAATTATTAAATAAACATATGGAACCTACTAAGGAAGATATACTAAGAGTTTCTAAATATTTATTTGATTGGCGTAATTTAAAATTAATAATTATGGGTGATTTATCAAATAATAGTAAAGAAATAGTTAAAAATATTATGAGTATTATAAAAGAAACATATAAATAGTATATAATGGATACACGTTTTTGGGGTCCACCTGGATGGACATTATTACATACAATAGCTTATTCATATAATCCTAAATTAAAATCAGAATATAATCTTTTTTTTACTAATTTAAAATATGTATTACCATGTATATATTGTAGAGCAAGCTATACGGAATATATAGAAGATTTACCTATAGAAAACTTTTTAGATACACGAGATAATTTTTTTTATTGGTTATACCAAATACATAATATGGTTAATAATAAATTAAGAAGTCAAGGTTTATTAAATTGGAATAATCCAAACATTGAAGAGGTTAAAAATAAATATAATGACATGTCTA